AAGCTTCAATATCTATCGTATTTGAATTTCTCAAATAATTTTCAGTAGCCTCTATATCTATTTCGTCCACAATTGTATTTGTTAAAATAATAATCTTGCCTGCTCTGCTTGCCTTAAACTTTCTTCACGTTCTTTTTGTAACCTTGCTTCCTCAATAGCTTGCAACTGAGCCTCCTTTGCTCTTGTCATTCTTTCTTTATCCGCAATGGTTACTTCTTTTTGATTTCCATTGCCGTCAATTATTATTGTTTTCTGCCCTAGTCGTAAGTTTGTTTTTTTCTTAACAAGTTCAACTAAGCGATTTATTTCTCTTTTAGAAAACTTGTTAGCATCTTCTGATATTTCCACCTCACCTGTTATTGGAGTAATAGTTACAAGATCCTCAATATCTAGTGCGTTTCCATCTTCATCTCTAACAAAGGACGGGGAACTCATAATACTATCTATTTCCTTTTGAACTTCTGTGATACTATTCTCGATGCTAGTATTCTCAGGGCTTTTTGTTGCTGACTTTGTTGCCATCGCATCAAGGTAATTCATGTACTTCTTTTTACTTTTTATACCTACCTCTTGCGCCTTGATGCCAAGGTCATCTTTCTTGATGTTTCTTTTGGCCATACCTTGCACACCTCCACCCTGTTCAATTGTGCTTTGTGCAATATCAATGTTAGTTGAATTAAGTCCTTGCTTTTTTAATATGTTACTTGTTTGCCCAGGTAAAATTTGTTGAGTTGCTTGATCTCTAGCAATACTAGTATCTAGACTCGATTCTGTTGCAGCCGTTCGCTTAGGCATTAGTCCAAGTTCTGCTTTACTTCCTACCTTCTTAAGTATGTTACTAGCAATAGTTGCTTCCGTTGTACTTGGAAGAACCTTTGCCTGGCTTGCCATTTTTGCACTTTCAAGTTCTCTCCTTTGATCACCAAGACCAAGATTGTTAATAGCATCTGACATCTGAGCTTGCAGTAACTCTTTCTTTTGTGGATTCACCTCTTCTGCCAAATCTCTTGCCAGTTTAGATATAACGCCTTTATCTTTTTCAATATTAATTCGTGTACTTTTTAATTCTTCAGTAATACTGTTAGCTAATTCTCGACTTTTAATAGCACCTTCTAGAGACCGCTTCTGTAAATTCCTAGTTTCCCCAGCAATAAATGGTGCAAGTCCTGCATTTACTAAATCAACTTCTCTCTTGCCACCTGCACCACTAATTAATTTTTCAACTGCACCTGCAACTTTTGGATTTCTACTTGTAAATTGTTTTAATGATTCTGGACTAAGCCCCATTAATCCACCCACCGCAGCATCCTCTTCCTTTTGACGCTTCTCCTTGTTTAATTGGTACTGCTGAATCATGCTCCCAATCTGTTGGAATGTCTGCCCTTGCGCACGTCCTGCACCCACGATAGGAGCAGTGTCCACACGTGCCAACGATGATCCGTAATTACCTGAAAAAAATGGTTTTCTCGCCATAATATTATCTCCCTATTTTTGTATCCATCCACATGCGAATGCGTGCTTTCAAGCGTGGCTTATCTGCAATAAAGCGTGCAAAGCGTTCTCCGTATTTCAAGTAGGTTGCTCTAAACCAAGAAGGTGATTCGTTCAGCATCCAATACCTAAATGCCATCCATGCCGGATTCTGCACACCATACACCTCACGAGCTACCCAACATGCTGCCAAAGCTGCGGTTGCAGCAGCACTTGTTAATCCGCTAAACTTCTCTGCATCTGCCTGTGTTTGGGCATTATACATGTTCATAAGATTCGTGTTTTGATTCTGTATAAATCCAAGACCACTTTCTGGATTAATAAATTGTGGCCCGCTACCCAAACCATATCCTGCTGTACCAAGCACTGATTGCCCGGTTTGCAAACTCTGTCCTCCCCCACGTCCAAGCACTGCACGAAATGGATCGAGTGTTGTTCTGTCTTCGAGTGCTGCCAAGTTACCTGCTGCTTGCAAATACCCAAGTGTACCTTGTTGGCGTAACTGCTCGTTCAAACGCTCGGCATCCATCGTTGCACCCACACCAAACTGATTGGCTTGTTGCTGTTGCGCCTGGTTTGCAAGTGCAGAGCGTAAATCCACATCGGACTGTACAAGGTCTCTGCGTTGTTGTAATCCAGCTTGCTCACTTTCCTGTGCCATACCACGAGTGATGTCACCCTGTTGCAACCCTGCTTCCTGTCCAAGTACGGACTGTGCAAATGCTCGATTCTGCATTCTGCGTGCGTTGTCTTCAGCAACCCTTGCCTCTGCTTCTGCGATTGCACCTGACTGATCAAAAGTTCGCCCCATAAGCGTGGATCTTGCTCGTGCAGCTTCTGCAATTTGTCGTTCTTCTCTTGGTGTCAGACCTTCTTTAAGTGCAGTTCGTGCATCACCTAATATGTCAGATCGTAATGAATCACCACCACGTGCCAACTCCTGGTCAAATTGCGTGTTTGCTTGTAAGCGTAATGGGTCTGCCACATTAACATCTCCCACACCTGTAAATGTTGAACCCGTTGGTACTGTAATTGCCCCTGCTCCCGTTAAAGTATCTTTTTGTGATGCAAGTACATCTCTTGCATCTGCAAGTGCCTGTTGCGTGCCAGGCTTGTAGTCCTCCATTATATCCTGATATGTGCCAGACAACCGGGCAACATCAAGTAAATCACGTTCCCGTTGACGGGACAAGTTGCCTGCTGATAGATCCTCGGCATATGCTGCTGCTCCAAGGAAGTTACCTTCTGCATCAAACCCAGCACGTCTACCTGTGTCAGTTTGCTTGTAAGTAGTAGGCAAGGTATCTCCTTTTGCTTCACCCTCCCTAGCGTAATGAGCCTCTCCCCACTCTGCTAGTGAACGTGTTGGCAGTCCCATCTGTTCACGCTCTGCATTGTCACGTGCAACCTCTGCCATGTAAGCAGGATTATTTCGTACATACTGCTCGTAGTCTGGACTAAGTACTGTGTCCTGCACTGTACGTGAGTCACCAAGCAAATCAATCATACCATCTCCTGTGCGTTGAACAGGAATTGTGGTAGTCTCTGTTGTGCCTGCCTTGGAAACGTCAGTAATTATATTGCCTTCTGTGTCCTTGGCAAAGATTGGTTGCGCATCCGTAACAGCATAGGAGTTTTGGTTTTCACCCATGCCAAACCCGTCAAATCCTTCAGACCCCATTATTATTTTTTGATCGAATCCAGATATCGATTCTCGATCATTTTTAATACTAGCTAATATGTCTTGATCAAAATTTGGGTTTGCTTCTAAACCTGTAATTAGTTCGTCCGTAAGTTCTGTTAAGGTTGGTTCTAATGCATTTTGAAAACTCCCCAATTCCATATTTCCGGTAATTGGTCTGATGGCAGTTTGCTCAATAACATTTCCACCTTCATCCACAAACTCAACTCGTACTCGCTGTGCGCGATCTTTGTATTCATCAAATTTATTGGGATCACCAGCGTCAGCGATTACATTCCCATCAGAGTCCTCAATAACTGCACGAATCTTTGCTTGGCCAGGTTCAGAGTACCCGGATATTGCACGCCCTTGATCATCGTATGTGACCTCTTGTGTTTGCCCACCAGTCTGTCCACCAAGCAAGGTTGACCTTAGTACATCTGTGTCCACCTGTGCAGCTTTTTCTCGCAAAGATTGTTCGAGCGGAAGCAGACTTTCCAGTGAGCCTACGCTGGTAAAATCTGCATCCCCAACCTTTTGACCTGTGAGCAAAGCAAGCTGTGTCTCAAGTGCTTCCCGCATGCCTCCACCATAGCTCGTAAGATTTGGTTGCTCTTGCCCACCACCCATTGCTTGATCAACTATCCCAAAGGGATCTACTACCTGGTCTACTACACTTGACATATCATTTTCTCCGTTGAATTTTATTAAAATCGTACCATCTAATTGGTTGGTCTTTTGTTGCACGCATCCATCCAACATAAGGAAGACTGTAAGGTGCTTGCCGGATTAAATCTTTTACTTTTCCAATGGCCATATGAACATACCAAGCATTTGGATTTTCTATTTTCCATTGATTAACAGGATTAGTTTCAAGATTCCTATCCACAGGCTTTAAAAGCAAAAATTGATTAGGTGAAATAAACACATGACCATACGCCATATATCGTGTGATATCGGTAAACATATCATTATTACACTTGTCGTATAACCTTTTTGCTCGTTCCAAAATATTCATGTACTAATTGTCGCTCCTAATGCGACCACCTTCCAATTTGATCCATCGGATACTGCGACTGTTGCTGCACCTGCGTTTCCATCGGTTACATATATCATTTGTCCGGCTGGACTAGCACTTGGCACACCAGCCACATCGTATGATTTTAGTGTCATTATTGTTCCACTTATCGTGCCACCTGTCAGAGCAACTGCATTGCTCGCTTGGGTGGCAATTGTGCCTAATCCTAAATTTGTGCGTGCAGTACCAGCAGTTGATACATCTGATAAATTATTGCCTGGTTGTAGAAATGCAGAAGTTGCTTGTGTGGCAGCAGTACCTAGTCCAAGTGCAGTCCTTGCTGCCCCTGCATTTGCACTTCCTGTACCTCCATCTGCAATTGCAATGGGTGAGGATAGACCACTAATCGTACCACCTGTGATGTTCACATTTGATTCATTAATTGTGACTGTTGGTTCACCAAGTTGATTTAGCGAGGCAGCATCCACGGAAACGCCCGTGGCAAATGTGAACCCGCGCTGAACTGTTGCAGTAATAGCCATTATGCAACTTCCCTTCTTGCATTTGCACCCACACCAATTGCTTCTAAAGATAAGTGTCTAAAGCTCGGTCTGCCACTTGTGACATTGATTTCAATTTCCGCACCATACCCACGGGTACGACCCGTACCAAAGCGGAAGAGTGCTTCTTCTGTTCCGTCTGCGGTGTGGCTCAAAACTGTTGTGCTTGCATCCGGGTCAAGTGTGTTGACCTTGATGTTAAATGCATCGTTGTTTACTGTGTTTGCACCCACTTGACCACGCTTCCATGATTTCACTCCAATGTCTCCAAATGTGAATGAGCGTGATACAAGTTTACCTGCAATTGCAGTTGTGCCGGATTCGCTTGTACTTCCTATCTTGCGACCAGAATCATCAATAGAGTTTTCTTCCATAAGATAAAACCCGGTATCATTACATGCGAATAATCTGCGTCTTGTTGGTGCAGATCCGTGGGAACAAATTACCCAATCGTCCACGTGAAATGCCAAACTACCTGCCATTGCCGGATAGGAATCAACACTTGTCCAGGTGGATGTGAGCAGATTAAATATAAATATCTTATTTGGTACTGTTGAACTACCTGTTGGTACGGCAAGGTAGTACTTGTTGTCATACACCACACCACATGCAGTATCTGCTGCTGCAAAGTTAACCTCATCAAATTGGTCTTGTATAGGTCTGGTCATGGGTATGGTTTCACCACTTATTTTACTAATAGCTACTCCAAGTCCCTTGGCTGGGTCAGTACCAGGTGACAAGACGATGACCCCGTTATCTGATAGAAAGAATGTTTGTGGGCCAGACTGTGCAATTGATTTGCGTGCCACACAACCATGCTGTCTTGTTATCTCGTAAGTGTTAGCTGCGGAGGTTGTGGCAATGTTATTTATCATGTGAATGCTGTTGCGCATAAACACGATTAGCTGATCTTCTTGGTAAGGAAAAAATCCTACAAGAAAATCTGCACTTCCTTTGTTTATTCTAAATTGTGATTCAGCAGCGTAGTAATTATCTGTGTCTAACAAGTCAGACATTAAGATTGTGTAGTTACTATCTGTGGGTTGTGGGATGATTAAGCGATTCCTAAAGAATACACCATAATCCGTGTTTGGACATTGTATGCGTCCTGCACTTGGACTTCCATTTGCTTTGACCACAAAGTCATTGCTTACATCTCCATCCCATTCAAGTGGTGTTTTATTTTTACCACGAAACAATATGAGTTTTTCCAATGCCTGCACAAAGCTCGCGCCATCTGCCGTGGCCACAACTTCACTGCCAGGATAATCAATATCGATGCCTGAGTTGTTTGCGTCATTCCATAGAATTACTTTATCCTTAGTTGCAACTGCAATGTACTCATTTCCTGTTGCAGGATCTGAGTAAACCGAAGCACAAAATACCATTTCATTCGTGCCATTATAACTAAGTGTAACTGCACCTGCCAAGAAATCTATACCTTTGCGTACCTCTGCAAGGTCACCAATCAAGCGCATATTCTCGCTTGTTTGTACAAAGCCCGGTTCTAAACTTGTTGCTTCTTGGTACGAATCAATACCACGAAATCCACGATCTCCATCTTGAAGAACCTGGTCATCGAGTCTGCCTGTTGTACGATACCTTGCCATAACTCACTTCTTCTTTACTTCTTGGTAGAGTTTTCTACCCATGTAAATAATTGTGATTACACCTGCAATGCATCCAAATAAACTATCAAGATGCGACAAACCAAAGGTGGCAAGCGTACCACCCATACCTAAAATTGCAGTGCGATCTATCATTAGAATAACCAATCTAAAATGATGATGCCAACAACAAGTCCTACGAATATGGTGAGCATTTTACCTTTTTTGGAAAGTGATAAAAATTTCTCTTTTAATATTTCTAAATTTCTCATGGATTACGGGAGGGTGGTTTTACAGGGAATGGTGCGCGAGTAAGGTGTTTTTCTGCTTCTGTTTTTGAGCATTGGCGTGCAGTGCGTTTGGCAATGAAGATAGGAATGGCAAGGTAACATCCTAGTAATACTGATGCTCCAATCAGAATTTTTTTTACGTAAGATGTAAATTCAGCAAATCCACTTTTATGTTCCTCCATACCCTGTGCAACGAGAGCAGATACATCCCCGTGTGATAATGCTTCTATGGTTTCTTCTGCTTCTATTAAAGCGTCCTTGTTTTTTAATGCCTCACCAGCTAGTACACCTGCACCAGCAGAGAGTCCACCAACTACAGGGCCACCTAGACTTCCGGCAGCACCACCAGCTAATCCTCCCATCAATGGGTAGGTGGATCGCAAACTGCACCCTGTAAGGCAAATCGCCAATAATAGTATGGCGGTGTAGATCATTCAGGCAGTGGTGCAGTCCACTCAGAACTTTCCAAAATTGCTAAAACTTGATTTAAAGTGTACTGCGTGACTCCTTCCAAAAATGATGGAGTGCTACCATTGAATTTCAGAAAAATTTGCGAACCATCCAATGAATAACGTAGTGTCTCAGCACTTGTTTCGCTAACCTCAGAAAAATTAATATTATCTTTTTCGCTAGAGTCTATTATTACATATTTCATATTAAGGTTTTACTGAGGAGTTGATTGATGCACCATTTGTTAATAGCCAATTCACAGTGCCGCCCGTTGCATTCGAGTTATTTGATATAGTTGTGCCTGTCCCTGAGTTATCATCACCCATTCTCCACCAATACAAAGGTTTCGTAGACATGGCATTTAGATTTTTAGGTTTATTAGCAGCAGAACGAATTTCAGATATGTTTGAAGACTGATCGCTTGACCACACTGCTACTTCATCTAAATATGACGCAGATCTATAGCTTTCGTTCGTCACTAAAGTACCACCACTAAAACTTATATTATTGGAAAGAGTAGTTGTATTTTTTATACTTCCAGCAACATAGGTCTTTAAACTAGTGCCTGTTCGAGCTAACATAATGTGAGTCCACGCATCATTGCTCATGTCTGTGACAACATTTTGGTACAACCATCCTGAGCCACCACTATAATAATAATAAATGTGAAACTTATTGGAAGTTTTTCTCATTAAACCCCAACCATCAGCATAACCATAATTTGATGACATCATCATATGGTTTGATGTGCTTGCCCCATTCATCCAGAAACTTAAAGTAAAATCGCCTGACATAGAATTACTTGCTATGGAAGCAGTACCTAAATCGTCTGTAGCGTCATATTGTGTCGAGTAATTGTTCACCACTTCATTAGGATCAACAGAACCATCTTGAGTCCAATACCTCCATACTTCCGAAGTGGCATCATATACTGAGATTCTTCCTGTGTCCGTTTCGTAAATAATATCACCAGTTGAGGGACTTGATGGGCGATTTGTGGATGCGTAAGTTGGAAGCTTTCCTTGCGGAGCAGCTGCTACTAGATTAGCAACTGTTACTTTTTTTGTGGTTGCAGTTCCACTTACATCAACAATGGGCAAAACATCATCGTTTGCTGGTGTTGCACCAAGTGCAGGTAATGCGGTAATTTTTTTATTAGCCATTTTATAATTGGTTTAAAATTCAAATTCTAAAAAGAATCCATCTTCGGTCTGCATAAACGCACCTGCCTGTGTGAGTAGTACAAGGTTTGGCCCAGATGGTGTACCACTACCTGTGCTTGCGCGCCCTACGCTAAGATTAAGATCGAGTGTGAGTGCCATTAAATGTTGTACGCTATGACCGCACCACTTGTAAGTTGGATCTGTGAAATATTTCCATAAATCGCAGTATTTGCAGATAGGGTGGTTGCATCTTGCCCGGTGCAAATATCTGACAAATTAGTAATGTTACTTGTAATGCTTGCAATTACTGTGTCTTCCGTTGCGAGTATCGCAAAGAATTTACCTGTCGTTGAATCTGTGGTATTAATATAAGTACCCCCATTTAAACCTAAACCTCTGTATTCTGATGCCATGATATTTGTCCTTTTTATGCCGATGAAACGGCAGTTGTTCCGTACGTAATAAATTGTAATGGGGTGGTTTGCCCCTCTTGTCGTTCGAGCTTGTCCAACTCGGTTTGTATGATTTGTTCCGCCTGTGCGTAAATAACTTGCGCTTTTTCAAATTGCGAGTCCGCCTCCAACCACATGCCATACGCCCCCGTTACCGCATATTCGCTAAATACATATGGGAAGTCTGTTGCATCACTTGCATACTCTGGAAATGGTGCGCGGTAATACACCCATACAGGTGCGGTAGAATTATGGTCTGGCAATATTGCTTCTCCATACTCGCTTGCACCTGTTACATATACATTCTTGTATGCAATATCACTTGCATTCCCATCCAATGGATCATGGTCGGTGACTCTAAATATCTCGCTTATGGTTGTGCCAAAGTCCAGGTAACTCAACATACTTGCAGTGGCAGTTGCGCCACTTCCACCACCTCCACTTATTGCAACTGTAGGTGTGCCTGTATATCCTGTGCCATTGTTGGTAACTGCAATTCCATTAACTTCTCCATCTGCATTAATAGTTGCCGTTGCTGCTGCACTTGAACCTCCTCCACCACTAAATGCGACAGATGGTGCAGATGTATAACTCGCTCCTCCACTTCCAACTTGAACACTTCTTACACGCACGTCAGGTATGACTTGCTTGATACGAGATACAAATGGCCAAGCAGTACGATCCCAGGCTAACTTGCCAAATCGATTAAAGCTGCGTACAGCTGCGGTTGTCTCAGCAGTAAGAAAAGAATCCACTCCAACCATACTTACTAAGTTGGTTAACATGGTGCTTACTGCTGCTCTCCTCATGCGAAGCTTGGTTTATCAAAACCTCCTTGTACGAAGGTCTTCTTAGAAAATGATTTGGCTTTAAAGCTAGGATTATCACGAAGAAATTCTTTCACGAATGTCTTATCTCCCCAACACCCTTTTTTGTATTGATCCCAGCGAAAGAACTCACGGGCAGGTATAGTCGCTTTTAACTGACCAAGTCCCTCAACCTGTCCACCTTGTTGGTTTTCTTTACCAACTTCAATTTCACGTTTTTTTGCCTCGTACATTTCGAGGTCTACTTCGTAACGCAAGTGCTTCTCCAGGTTCTTCATAAACTGTGAACCATTACC